CTTTTCCGTATAACTTCATACCATCAGCATCACAAAGAATTAATCCAGCATCTCCGTGAGTATTGATTGAAAATTTTAATTGAGGATCAGTAGCGTGAAAAATCTCTAATTCAGAATCGGGATCGCTTACACCTATTCCAACATTTCCATCGGGTTTAACAACTAATCTATAAGTTCCACTAGCATTAACCCCAAGCAATATTCCAGTAGAATCAGCATCGTCTAGCCTTACTAACAATCCACTTGGATTACTTGCATCAGCAGTATTATAAAGCCTTGAAAGCCAATCTCCGCTTACAGATGCTTTAACTTCCAATGTGTAAGCTGGCTGATTTCCTATTCCAACTCTATTCGTATTTAGGTATAAATTTGATGCAGTACCATCTCCATCAACCACTTGAATAGCATTACTGCCATCACCAGCCACAAGACTATCTGTATTACCATTTAATTTTAAAAGTGATGTATAGCTACTTGCTATACTTGCTCCTGTTAAACTTGCCATTTTTTAATCCTTTCCTTGATTAAAGTTTCGTAGTCAACTACTACGGGTTATTTATTAGATTCCACTTCCTTGCTTCATCTTCCCAAGCCTGTAAGGAAGATTCCCAATTAGCACTTTCCCCGGCAAAGTCTCCAACTAATCCGGATAAACTAGATTGGGTTGATCCTGCCGCACTTGCAAAGGCTAGTTTTAAAGCTGAATTAACGGATGCGTTGCTTGTTCCGGCAGTTGCATTCGCCCAAGCTCGAAGCATTGAAGAGATTGATCCCGAATATCCAGCTTCCTCAAGTCCGGCTCTAACGCACCCATTGAAAGAAAGAGCATTAGCATCTACACCGGCTAGGTCTGCAAAATATTCCTTTAAAATTCTATTATTACTTATCGCCATAATTTTATCCGTTAGGGGAGGCAAAAACCTCCCCCAACTTATTTAACTTATTAAGTTACTTTGTGAGTTAGCTCAACTCCGTATGTATCAGCTAATTCTACGGATCCGCAGAAAATACTACCTACATAATCGGTCTTAAGTCGTACCGCATCACGCTCAACTTCCATCCTCATAAGATCACCAGCATATCCAAAACCGATAGCCATCTTTGAGAATACTGCACCGATTGCATTGTTTGAAGCAATAGCAATCTCCGGTGATGAATAAATATCCATTCCGGCTAATGCACCAATGAACCCGGTTTTCAACATATCATCTTGCGATGAAGGTGATCCACCGAATTGGTTAGAAGTAACGAGGTCGTTTGATAATCCGTATGTTCCGTATATCGCTCTTGGATTATGTACCATTGAGTACGGAGCCGGTGCGGCTTCTGCTTGAAGTGTACCCAAAGCCGCAAACAAATCATCAACGCTTATCCCGTTAGATGTATCGTTTGAAGTGTTTGAGAAGTTTCCAAAATTTTGAACGATCAAAGCATCAACCTTTGCCGCAATTGCATTACCAACTAATTCACCAGCAACACCCGTTACATCGTTTGCATTTGAAAGGATTGCTTCATCGTGAACAGGAACTCTTATAGAATACATATCTAAAGTGATAGTTTTCTTTTCAGAATCTAGTTGCGTTGCAGTTATTGCAGTAGAATCGTGTTCGGAATGAGATGCAACATCTGCACTCGTTACCTGATTTGATCCCAAGTTATAAACCGGGAATGTTATTGTATCAGCCTTATCTCTTGATTCTTGCATCACGAGAGGAAGGCAAACATTCGCTTTTGAGAAGTGAACCATCGCATCAGCGAGAACTTCTTGTAATGATCCGGCAAAGTTACCGGTATCTCCAGCAGCCATTTTTAACTCCTATTTCTTAAAAATTTTGTTCCATTTTTCAGTAGAGATATGAGTAAATGATGATCTTACTTTTGAAGGTGTTTTATCCGCACCAACCGAAAGACTAAATCCATCCTCAAAGCTAACATCCTTCCCATCTAATTGATATTTCATTTCTCCCTCCCTAGTGTTTTGAGTCGTAACTCTTCCGCTAGTTGGATCAACGAAATCCGGAATTGAGTTTGCTTTTCTAGGCTTGGTTCGCCCGGAATGCGGATTTAATTCGTTTGTAGATTGATTCATCTATTTTACCTTTCTGATAGTCTCTTGCCGCATCAACCAAGTTTTTATAACCTTGAGTTTCAGCCGGCTGATCATTCCCTACCGAAGGAACTGATTGTTTATTACTACGCTCTAAATGGACTCTCAACGCATTATTATCGAGTGAGCCATACAAAGCCTTATCTTCATCGTTTAACTTGTCTAGAAGCATATCTCTTTCTTGTGCATATTGAGCATCATAAACTTCTAATCTAGATTTCAAATCGGTAATCATATGATCTTTTTTATTTGATTCCTCTCTTACTAGATTTAAAGCTGATTCGTATTCGCCTTTGTTTTCCATCTCTTTTAGCTTCTGATTTTCAGCATCTTTTGATACTTGATTCTTCAAGGCATCAAATTCGGCTTTTATCGTATTCTTTTCGGCAACAACTTCCTTAAAACGATTATAAGGAACATCATTCACGGGAGCTTCTTTTACCTCTTGCTCGGGAGTTTGTTCTTCTTTTACCTCTTGAACTTGAGTTTCTTTTTCCATTTTAACCTCTTGATTGAGTTATAAAAATCTTATCGCTTGCCTAGTTTTAAATTGATTGGCTTGCTTGTTTCTTTGTCTAAATTCTTTTGAATTGTATTTGCAAGAAAATTCAATGCTTTTTTGCGGTTTTCGCTACGAACATTATGAACATTATATCCGTTCTTTTTATTACCTAATACTTTCTCGCCTTCCAAGAATATGATAGTTGTTTTATCACTTGTACTTTTAATTTGTATCTTCTTCATCATATCCCCGGTTAGATGAAGATTAACTTTTGAAGTATCATTATTTAATGATCTTCCTACAAATTGTTTTAATCTATCGCCTTTTCCAATCTTATCATCACCTCTTCCGAACTTCCGCATATCATTCTTCTTATATTTCTTATAGGTGCTTGATCTTAATTTTGGTTTTTTATCATCTTGCATTATACCATTCAAAGCATCTTTTTTAATTGCTCCTCGGATAAATTGACCTATCCTATCCCAATCTTTAGAAGTAAATCTTAATGCTCTATCTAACTTCATACAGGTACGAACTCGTGCCTACAATTATAAGAACCGCCTTCAGTAAACGTAACCGGGAGATCGTTAATCTCATCAAATGTAAAGCCTTCTGAATTTTTAGGGTTATCTAATACCGCCCGGCATTCTTCTCGAACTTTGTTATCATCAGCACCAACATACTGAAACCTTTGCTCTTCATCACCTTCAAACGCTTTTTGAGTTGTGCTTCTAAACAATCGGCTGATCGTATCGTTTGTTGCTACTCTTGATTGAGCGATTTGATTTGTACCGCTAAACTCATTGACTAATCTTTCAGATATTGAACTAACAGATTCACCGGATACTAATCCTCTAAATACTTCTTTTTTTAATTTGTTGGATAGAACCCTGTTTTCATTGACAAGAGATTCGATTTCTAAATCCATTAGTAACTGCAAGGATTCAAGATTTAATCCACCTATATCAACACCAAACTCCCCGGCTCTTGTTATAATGCTCGCCATCTCTTTATTGAAAGAAGTTTCAAATTCTTTTGCGATCTTATCATATCCCAATCGCTTACTTTCTTCAAAGAAATCTAATGCCCTTGATAGCTCTACATATTCCGATTCCGTTAGTGATTCCAATCTAGGTAACAATTGATTTACCTTCTCAACCATCTCCGTTTTGATCTTTGCAAGATCATCATAATATTTATCTACAAAACTAGCCAAGTAACTGATCCAATACGCTTGCTGGTTGTTGTGGTTGCTCTTCAGCTTGTTCAATCATAATCTCCTCTTGAATCTCTCCAAGTTTCATATCGAGTTCTTCTTCAGTTATATCGCTATTAAAATGCCTAAATAGCTCTCGTTTGCTCATAATACCATTATCTAGCATAAATTGAAGTTTATCTTTTTCTTTTGACCACTCTAGGGGAACTTTTGATTCTTCAAAATCAACCGCATAACTATCATCGAAAACTCTACCGGTATGAACTTCAATCAATCTTTTATCTACTTCATACCGCATTTGTTCAAACTCTTTAAATAGAGGAATATCTGATTCCCTTGATTCCTCATTCTCAAGGTTCATAATCTTTAAGGCGATGCCGGAAGGCGGTGTAGTTCCTTGAGCGAAGTTGATACTCAAAGAATGATTTTGAGCGGTAATCGTGAGATATTCTTTTATACCGCTAATCATTCCGGGTATGTTTGAAGGAGGTGCTATATATGAAAGATTCGCTCCTTCCGGCAAACTTATCAATCGGTCTATTCCAAACTTAATATTCGGAATCTCCGTATCTATCCCGGTCATTACAGGCGATCCGGTTTGGTATCTAATCGCTAACATTATCTCCGTGAATCCAATAGAAGCATTTACTGCACATCTAACTACATCAGAAGCATTATAAGGAAAACAGATTCGAGATATTGGATTGATACCATAGATGTTTATCATCTCCGGATTGCCTTCAATCGCCTTAATTTTTTCATCGGATGTAAACAAGAAATGTAAACCCGGCTCTCCATCTCTTTCTTCGCTAAAGAAATAAAACTGCCTATTCCCACTAGCATCCTTACCAATCTCATAGCTATAACCAAACGGGATCGTTTCACCTTCGTAATAATACTCTTTTACATTCGGGAGAATATCATATTCAACTCTATTCTTTCTAGAGTTCCACTTGCTTCTAATATGGATCATTCCAAGAGTCCAAGCAAGTTCGGAGGCGGTTCGTAAAGTT